ACGACGGTGACGGTGATCGAAGCGCCAGAACCGTTCTTGACGTGAAGATGGGCTCGGTCGTTCGCCGGAAACGTGTCGCCGCCCGCTGAGGCGGCCACATAGGTGACCTGTGTGCCGGCGATCTTGGATGTGAGCTGTGAAAGAACAGCCATAAGGGGAACTCCTTGCTTTCAGCCGCGCGCGAGCATCGGCAGGGGGTGGTTGATCTGGACCGACGAGCGGGTCAGGTGGGGGTGGACATCGCGGCGTAACGGTCGGCAGCCACCCAGATCGGAGGGTCCGACTCGTCATCACGGCCAATGCCCACCTGCGTGAGCCAGGCGATCCGCAACACCGTTCGGCCGGTCACGTTCACTGCGGTGGACAGCATCACGATGCGCGCCTTGTCGGCGAGCGTGTCCGTTTGTTTGCGAGACATTCCGACTGCGTTGATCGAGTAACGGGCCTCAACATCGGCCTGTGGGTCCATGAGCGGCCCGTCAATGGTCCCGACTGGCATTGAGTAGAGGACGATGTACGGGACGAACGTCGATGCACCCGCCGTACCAGACCAGCCACCACCCACCGGTTTCACACCGTCACCGACCAGGATTCCGCCTGCATTGAGGCTCGCTAATACGGCGTCGGTGATGGGCCGGGACTGGTAGACGGTCACCACGGAGCGGCCGCCTTCGCGAGTTCGGTCAGCATGTCCCCCACAGCGGCTTCAGCGGGGCCCGTAAGCCACGGGCGGGGCGCACCGGTCTTTGGGGTGCCGACTTCCAGGAACCAGGCTTCACGGACCGCTGAGCCGACCGTGCGGGTCAGGTCGGTTCCGCCGGACTCGAGTGATGCGGCGAGGGCGCCAGTCCCGTTCGGATAGGAACCGGCAGTCGCTCGCGCCTCAGTCAGCGTGGTCTGCTCGGCCTTGTCGAGGGCACGCTTGCGTTCCTTCGCTGTCCGGTCCGCGGCCCGTTGCAGCATGGCGTTCAACTTGTCGAGCTCGGACGTGTCGATCGTGACGTCGCTCATTCCACGACCTCACAACCGAGTGTCCGATTCATCAGAACCGACTTCGATAACACTGCCGTCACCCGGAACCGACGCGATGTGATATGCGGATCTGCGCTCACCGTGATGATCACCACATCGTCGATCGACACCTCGGGGATGTCGTAGGGGAACGTGATCGTGAACCGGGTCCGGGTCACCTCCGCATCACCGAACAGCACTGATCGTTCCTGCGCGTCCGGCATCCGCACTCGACACGGACCGGTGTAAATCACCGCCGCTACAACCGGAGTCCAGATCCCGGTATCGGGATCGAGCGTCCCACCGGCATTTGTCGGGCGCGAAATGGTGCCGGTGTCGACGAGCAGTTGTGCAGCCAGCACGCGGCCGGCTCCGAGCAACGCCGCGACACTCACAACGGAACCCACGTCGGACTGAAGTACGGGGTGATCGTGAACGCACCGGCAGCACCGGCGAACGCCGGTGCCAGCAACGCGAGTTCATCGGCGGTGATCGTCAGCAGACCGGATGCCGAATCGTCATGCATCGTGTACGAGTAGTCCTCGATCGCTTCCTGCCGCTTGCCTTCGGGGTTGCGGAGAACGCGGATCACCATCGCCGTCTGCACCATGACGACCAGCCCGGTCGACAAAGTGGTGGCGTTAATGCGCAATTGAAGGTCTGTGACTTTCAGCTTGAGCAGTTCCCACGCGTCACCCAGGAGAGCCAGTGCGCGGATTTCTTCGATGTCAGAGAGGGGACGCCAACGATCAACAACGTCCGCGACGGTCGCAGCACTCATCGACGCCCCCTTCTGCTACTTGTTATCGACCGCGGCCTTCGCCACGAACTCGAGCTCCTCGGCGTGCGTCGGCGCGTCGGGACCGGACTCGAGGCTGTACGCCTCGTTCGGCGGGCCGGGGGGCAGCGTCCCGAAGTAACCCTTCTCCGCGGCTTCGTCGGAGATGCGCTGCACCTCCGCCTGACCGGCGTCGTCGCCCTTCGGCGCGGACTTCTTGTTGTTGTCACTCATCGTCGTACCTTCTTTCCCAGATTAAGGGGATTGTTTGGTTGGGGAGAACTGCCGCCCAGGCCGAGAAGACCTGGGCGGCTGGAATCAGGCTCACAGGACTCAGGTCCGTGAAGTCGTCGTTGGCGTTCGCCAACTTCTCCCCGTCACCGGAACGCTGACCCCTGCGCCAGATCATCATCAGACTGCCGGCGACCTCAGGACCGCAAATGGGAACCTGGAAGCTTCGGTGCCTTCCTGAAAATTGATCGGATTGGACACCTGCCAGCCGGCTCGGAATACCAACCGGAGAGCCACCATATCTTGCTGGGCCAAATTATAAATGATGGCGTTGGTGTTGTCGGTGATTGGCGCCTCGGTGAGCAGCTTGTAGGTCATGTCCTGGCGGACACCGAGCACGAGGTTCGTGAAGTCGCCGGCAATGAGTTCGGCGGCGCTCAAACCTGACGGCCACATGCCGGGGAGTGCGTACGTCATGGCGGGAAGGTCGGCGTCCTGCTGAACCTGCTGGCCGGTGGTGTCTCGGATCTGGCGGAGACGACCCTTCAGGGTGACGTTGCCGACGGCACCATTCGGCATGTACCCGTCCATTTCAAGCTTACCGATCAGGTCCGACAGGTCGCCGTAGATGCCGCCAGACGCCTGAGCGTTCGTGCCACGAGCAACCACGTTGCCAGCGGCAACCGCGCCGGCAACCAGGTTCGTCGGCCATGACGCCGGAGCGTCGGTACCGAAGAACACGGCCGCGTCAAGCTTGCGAACGATCGCAGCTTCCATGAGCGGCTGAACCGACCCCCACACATCGAAGCCAGCGTCGTCGAGTACCGCCTCGGGAATCGGGACGATCGTCGCGATTTCCTCGATGTTCAGGTACTTGTTCGCCCACGCAGCGGTCGTGGTCTGCTTCAGCCCGGTGTCACCGTTCACGAAGTAGGCAATAGGCAGCGCCGACAGGACCGGGAACCGGATCTGTGCGGACGACACGGGAATGACAGTGCCGAGCTCCAAAGCCGCGCTCTGCGCGCTGAGATTGGTGAGCATCGCTTGCGACACTTGCTCTGGGATCAACGCTGCAACGTTGGACCGACTGATCAATGAGTTGTACGGCACGGTGACCTCCTGTAGGGGTTGAGGGGGTTACAGCGGGGCCAGCCGTGCCGGCTGGTGCTGCTCAGGCTCCGCCGCGAAGACCGCTGCGGATAATGGAGTTCATGTCGGCGGCACCCGTTGAACCGCGTGAACCCTGCGAGGGATCGGGGCGGGGGGTGCCGGGTTGGTTGAGTGTCGACAGACGTTGCGCCTGCCGGGTGATCGTCTCTTCGTCCGCGCCGGTCAGGAACGTCTCTGCGTCCTCGTCACCGATACGGAACTTGGTAGCGATCCGGTATCGCAGCGCCTCGGTACGTGCGCTCGCTGCGTCGCGTTCGGCTGCCTCTTTGGCTTCCGCGAGCTTCTGGGTCTCGGTCTTCTGAGACTCTTCGAACTTCGCGAGACGGTCAGCGGCGTCGGCGTTCGACTTGGCCCGCTTCTCTTGCTCACGGGCTTTCGCCTTCCAGAAGTCGACGGTGTCCGTCTCCTTCACTGACGCGGGTGTGTCCGTTTCGACCGTTGCCGTTGCGGCTTCGGGCGCGGGGGTGTCATTGTCTGGCATTGGTTCTCCCGTTTCGGGTTGCCCGTCGCCGTTGCGGCTTCGGGGCTATGGACCCGTGGCACCAGGCCACGGGGGACTTACGTCAGGCGACGAAACCGAAACGGCGAAGCAACTCGATTGCTTCGGTTCGGTCTGTTGCTCTGGCGATGATCGAGTCGGCGGTTGTGACCCCGCCGCGACTGGTTGTAGCGAGCTGCATCCCACCGAGCGGAACCGCGTTGGTGATCCGAAGTTCGTTCGGGATGATCTCCCGTGCGGCACGCGGTGACGCCGGGATGTGGCGGCAATCGCAGCGGGGGTGTCGGAGAAACCCGCTGTTCCACCGGTACGCCTTCCCAGCCAGCACCGAGCAGCGGGTGCAGGCTGGCAGGCTGACCATCCGCACATATCCGGTCACGTCGGGTCGGGATGCGATCGCGACGCTGGTCGCCGACCGGGAAGTGTCTGCGATCGCGGTCTGGGTCGCCATGTCCAACCAGCGGCCACCAACCGCCAGAGCCTCCGTTGACGACTTCACTTTCGCTGTCTTGGCACGGATCACCGCGCCGACCGCGAGGTCGGCGAGTGGTTTCCCGCCGGAGGTGGTGCCGGCGAATCGGCGGGGGTTCACCCGTCCGACGGGGTCGTCGATCTCCTCTGTCTCGGCCAGAACCGCAGACACGTAGTCGTCGCTCGATCGGGCGGTGGCGACCTGGGCGGCAGCGAGCAGGGCGACCACACGCGGACCCACCTGCTGCCAGGATGAATCAAAGTCGTCACCCATCTGCGACCAAAGACGCCGCATATTCGCAACGACGGCGACGGTGAGCCGTTGCTGCTCGCGGTAGTGCTCACTCGCCGCTTGCGGGAACGGCACCTATCAAATCCCTTGCGATGCGCTCGAGCACCGGGTCGGCAGCCTCGTTCGCGATGTAGTCCTTCTCGCGGGCCTTCCGGGCGTCGGACCAGCCAAGCTCATCCCATCCGCCCTCCATCGAGAGGATCGGCTTCCCGCCGGTCAGCTTCTGGATGCCGTCGACCTTCGCCGCATAGGTGGGGGTCGCGGCGTCATGCCATTCGACCTTGATCCGGTCACCCGACTCGGGGAACTGGCCGTCGCGGAACCGCAGGTACATGGCCATTGCCCGACCGAGCTGGTCGCCGCTGGCCGCCATCTTGCGTTCGGCACGCTTCACCAGACGCGCCTCGTCGGCCCGAATCCCGTCGGCCGACGGCGGGTTCGACGTGTTCTGCCCGAAGTACCGGGTCGGCAGGCCGTACAGGCCGGCGAGCAGACCGGAGTAGTGGGTGACGGTCTCATGGAAGTTGCGAAGATCGGATGCCGTGAACTGCCCGACCTTCGCTTCGCTGTTCTGGTTCGCCCAGATCGCTCCGAAATAGGTCTGCCATGTTGGTAGTGGATTCCCAGCGGCATCGACGAAATCACCCTTCGACATGCCGAGCACCCATTTCTGAGGCACCGAATGGGTTTCGGCTGCGATCTGCAGGTTCGTCAACGACCTGGCCGCCGCATCGGTGAGCCCGATCGCGTCCGCCATCTCCGACACGCCCGACCATGCCCCCGAGCGGCGCATGTTGAAGAACGGGATGACCGGAACCCGGCCCACCCCATGACCATCGCGGCCGATCTCGCTCCACGCCGGGTCAGTTGGCGCCTTACGCTCCAACCACACCGTCTTATACTGGTCGTAGTACGTCGCCTTTGTCGGATGACCGTTCACCGGGTCGTACCGCTTAAGCGCTTGGGTCACCCGCCTGCTCCGCGGGTCGACCTTGACCGTCATTTCGCGCGGCGACTCGACCAGAATAAATGGATGCTTCGGATCGTCCTCGTTCGTTCCGATCGACAAGAACCCTCGACCGAAGATGAACGAATCCAGCAAGGTCAGATGGAACTCTGAGTCGAGGTTGTTGTGGTCCCACGCCTCACGCAGGTCATCGTCAGCGGTGTCAGCACCGCCCCGGATGAACGACTTAACGTCACAACGTTCCTCGATCGCGTTGACGACCAGACGAGGCCAGTTCACCACGGTCTCAAATCGGCGCAACGCCGGCGGGACAGCGATACCGATGTGCTGCAACCGTTGGACGCCCTCGTAATAGGCGTCCATCAGCTCGTCGTTCAATACCGACGCCCCAGCCGTCTTCTCGAGTCCTGCGAACAGCGCCACCTCGTCTTCGGTCAGCGCCATATCACCTCACCTCATCTGAAGACAAACATCCGCGAATCGGTGTCAACACCCCACCCGGCGGCGATCGCGTCCGCACGCGCCTCGTAAGCAAGTGCCGCGGCCACCACCGAGTCGATCTTGCGGTTCGACTGGTCATGCTCTTTGCGGACCAACCGGTGCCCGCCCTTGCGTCGCACGTACGCGTTCGCGAAGTGCTCCATCAGCACCGGATCGCCCGAATGCCAAGCCGTCTGGTTCATCAGATCGGTACGCAACCGATCCAACGCGGCAGCCATCTGCACATCACGGCGCGTCTCCCAAGGAACCACCCGCTCCGTCCCGAGGAGTTCCGCCAATGTCTCGATGTCCGACCGCCACTCATGCGGGTCGGCGTACATGCGGGTCACGTCGTACCGTTGGAACGCCTCACGGACCGACGCCAACACGTCCGAGCGTGGGACCTCCCACCAGTTGCCCTCCAGACCTGACGGCTTCGCCCAGATCCCTACCGGGAAGAGGAACCCGTCCGACATCCGAGACGCCACTAGCACCGTCGCATCATCACGCAACGAACCATCGAACCCGAGCGCCACCGCAGTGCCGGACTCAACCACCTCGACACGCCTCTGGCGATCTACGACATCCTTCGCAATCCACGCGTCCGTCCCAGAAATCGAACGGTTCAAGAAGTACCGGGCCGCCGTCGCAACATCGGGGCAGATGCGCGGATCAAGCATGTCGCGATACTTGCGGTCCATGTCCTGCCACGCGGCGGACTCGCCGTACACGTAAGCGAGCTGACGCTTCGTGTGTTCCTCGTCCTCGAGGTCGATCTTGCCCTTCGCCTCGCGATGATTCACAAACACCGTCGACGACAGTTCACCCTTGCGCCAAGCGGTCAACGTGTCCTCGAACACCGACCGCTCTCCGGGTCGGTACGCCGTCGACGTCTGATGCATCCACGGCTCGGCGATCTTGCGCTTGCTGAGGTTGCGGGCCACCGTCGCGTACATCGCCTTCAACTCACGCAGCACGTACAGGTGGGTCTCGTCGGCGACGACGTGGGTTTCCTTGCCGCCATCCTTCGACGCCGACCCAGCGGTACAGGCCCGGATCTCACCACCATGCGGCAGATAGAGCGCCGTTGCCGACTGATACTGGCGGATTCCTGTGACCCCCGCGTAGATGTCGGGGTGGACGTCCTTGCCCCAGGTGCCGGCAACGAACGCCGCGTTCTCGAACGTGTTGCCCGCCTGTGACTCCTCGGTGGCGAGACATTTGATCAGCGGCGACTTCACCGGACGACCGACCGGCTGATGCTCCGCATTCCACCCATCAAAACGCACGGGGCCGAACGCCTCGGCAACCACGATCAACCCGGCGAGCTCCGACTTCGCCCGCCCCTTCGGACGAGACAGCACCGCCTCATCGAAGACCCGGCGGCCCGTGTTCGGGTCCAGTCGGTAGCACTCGATGACGTGATGGCGCATCTCGTCATCGAGCTCGATCGGGTCGCCCTGCACATCACCGGGGCCGTGACATTCGTAGGACTCGATCCAGTCGAGCACCTCGTAGCCGAGCGAGCAGACGTGCCCGTCAAACAGCGGCACCCACGACATCAGGCTCCAGCCTTCGCCCGCGCCCTTTCGAGCGACGACACCGTTCCGCCGGGAATCGTTGGACGCTGAGAACCCCGGGCTGTCCCACGAACTTGCGGCTTCTTCCCGGTTACCCCATCCGGCAACCGCATCGCCGCCAACATTTGCTTCATCAGCGTCGCCGTGGTGTTCGCCTTGTCGAGCAACTTTTCCCAGCCATCCGGTCGACCCAGAATCATGACGTTCAGGTCATCACAACGGTCCTTCGCCCGGCACGCCTCGAGGAGCTGCACCTTCTGGCCTGCATCGAGATCCGAATGGGCGGCATTGATGTCGTCCCAGAGAGAACGTCCACCAAGCCCCAAATCACAAACGCTTTGCGTGGTCATCTCCACCCCCCTAAAGGGAAACTCGGTTCTCTGAACTGCGAGTCACCTAGCGAGCGCTCAGGGAGGTGGGGTCGGGGGGAGGGGTCACCCCCCTCCTCATCACTGTGAGTAATGAACTCTCCCGCCTTGCTTGTCGCTGCATTTGCGGCAGTGAACTCGATCGGCAACGCTCGAGCGATCAACTGAACGGGGGGTGCTGTGGTCGGCGACCATCCGGCGCGGGTCCGTCATCGGTGTACCGCAGTCAGGGCAGGAGGTGCCCATGGCGACAGTGACAAGTTGGGCTCGGCGTTGCTGGTGTTGCCAGCCGAGTCCTTGTTGGGTGGTGGTGCCTCGCTGCTCGCGCTTCTGGCGCTCATGCTTGGCGCAGCGTCCACCGAGTGTCAGTGTGGGGCAGTCGGGGACGGGACAGACTCGGAGGGTCATCGGGCCTCCCTTGGTGGCGCGGGTTCGACTCGAACGAACGACCTCCTGGGTATGAACCAGGCGAGCTGCCACTGCTCCACCGCGCGTCGTGTGGCTGGTCCTGTCGACACCCAGTCAAGGGGTGGACGGACGGCAGCTAATCAGACGCTAGTCCATTTGACGGGACATGTCACGCATCCTCGCAATTTACCTGCGGCGATGGTGACGGGACATCGGACGTGGTGAACGTCATGCGACCTCGCCGTCACGCGTCAGGTTGTGCGCCTTGCGGTATCGCTGCTCGCGTTTCGCACAGGCAATGCACATGCCGCCGCGGTCGTCAGCTGAGATGTTCTTGCAGAGTGGGTCTGCCCATCCGCCGCAGGCGCAGCCGCGGACGGTGCAGATGACGGCACCTTCGCGGGCCTTGAGCGTCTCGGTTGCCATGCCCCGGTTGCACAGCTTGTCCTTCGTGTCCACCTTCGGGGTCGCCCGGTTGATTTCGATTTCGGCGTGGGTGACGGCACGGACGACGGCAGCGAGTGCGTCGGTGAGCTGTTTGTGGTTGCGTAGGGGTGCGCTGATGCGTGCGGCTGCTCGTTCGACGGCGGTCTCTGTGACGGGGCCGTCGTGGTCGGGGCAGGGGCGGGGGTGGTT